CTAATTGGATCATTCTCCTTACTAACTACATTTATATCATTATCAAATGGTGCTGCATACATTGCTAAAGACATTCTTAATAAAAATTAAGATAATAATTTGAAAACAATTGCAAATAAAAATATAGTCTTTATTTATATATGAATTTTGAAAAGATCATTTCCAAAAATAAGAAGAACATTTGGATTATTTTAGCGGTGGTTTTGTTCTTATTTTTCTTGACTATTCCAAATAAGGTGAATTTTTTATACAGCACCCCTTTAGGTCGTGCTTATCTTATTGCACTATTAATTCTTTTAACTAAAATCAACTGTTATTTGGGTCTTTTAGCTGTTGTATTGGTTGCATTAATCCATAATAGTACTGATACTGTTTTTGAGAATTTCCAAGAAGGTGCGGATTCTGAAGAGAAAGACAAAGATGAAGAGAAGAAAGATGATGTATCTGGCGCATTGCTCGGAAAACTTGGTTTTAAAAAAGAAGAGAAGGATGAAAAGAAAGACGATGAGAAAAAAGAATCATTCAGCATTCTTGGTAGAAAAGTAGAGCTAGGAGGTTTAATGAGAAAGCCTAATCAGTCAAAGCAGACAAGTGTTAGCAAAGAAACATTTTCTTTAAAAGGTGGCAATCCTGCAGCTAACTTTTCTGGAAAAGAAGCATTTGAAGGTCTAGGATTTTCTGCATACAATTAAATTTATCTCTTATTTTGTTTTGTTTAATTTTGTTTTGTTTAATTTTGTTTTTGAAAAAATCTGTGTATAATTATATGAAGAAGTTTGCTCCATCATTTAATTATATTCCTTTTTTTATATTCATCTCTATTGCAGCGTTTTTAACAGCCTTTGTTTATGTACAATTAATGAAAGATTTTAACAATCCATCCAATAAAGAAGGGTTTACGATTCCTAAGATAAATTCTGTTGTTCGCCCAATGATTAGGAATACAAGATTATCTATTAATAGGAACGTTAATTCGTTTAGTACAAAAGTGGACAATTATTTGAGGAAAAACAAGTGGATCGGGTAAAAAGTATGGGAGAGTAAAGTATGGGAGAGTAAAGTATGGATGATAAGATCTTAGCGAAATTTATTATATCATAGTAATTTAATAGAATGGCCAGAAAATCAAGAAAAAATAAAAACATACCAGGTATAGGTACACCAAATCCAGGCCCTCAAGGCGCACCGTCAAATCCAATGTTTCCTCAAGCTGCACCTCATCAAAGTAGTGGTGTAAGTTTTTTTAAAAATCCGTTGATGTTTTTACACGAGCACATTCAATATTTAAATTCTAGCAAGTTTTTTGCTGGTATTGTTATGATATTGCTTAACGTAGGATCTAAGTTTATCAGTATTCAATTTAGTAAGTCCACCGAAGAATATTTGAAATTTTCTTTAAGTAAACAGTTGCTCGTATTTTCAATGGCGTGGATGGGTACTCGTGATATTTATGTTGCTTTAGGATTAACTGCAGTATTTGTAATTTTATCTGATCACCTTTTTAACGAGGAGAGCAGTTATTGTGTTGTACCACATAAATATCGCGTTCTTGATAAATTGATTGATACAAATGGTGACGGAGTCATATCAGAATCAGAAGTGAATTCGGCTATAGCAATTTTGGAAAAAGCAAAGAAGGATAAAGAAAAGAAACAACAGAAAGATACATATGCCAAGTTTTTCAACTATGATATTGTTAATAACACTCCATAAACAGAGATTAAAATAACAAATATATTCATTTTCTTGTGTAATAAATAAAGAATAATATTCTTTATCTATTATAAGTATATGTCTACTGCAGTTCCAGATAAAAAACAAAGAAAATCTGATACAAAAACAGATAGCACTCCCAAAAAAATGCCAATACCAAATACAGTAACTATTTTCATTAATACAAGAATTAGGAATTTTCCCAAAATTAAGTTTGAACCCAATATGATAGTTCCAAACTCAAAAAGCCATAGCGTTTTCTTTGATCCACTCATCAAGTTAAACAATGCTGTTGCAAGAAAGTTACCAGTTGGTGCACCATTGAGCGAAAGATATTCCCAATTTTTCAATAGAAATGAATTCTCAGGGCTCATCTCAAGAACATTGATGAGTGGTAGTCAGAAAAAAATGACATTGCCAGAAGCAACTTCAGCAGGATATGTAGACAATAATATTCGTGTGACATTAGACCAGTTATTTGCTCCCAATAATATTTTTTATATTAAAGGACAACCTTATAGTGTTTATTCTTATAATTGGAACGCAGGTGACTGGAAAGTGGATACCAAAAGTTTTGAAAGAAACCTCCCGTATATACCGTATGGTTCATCACTAGCAGATCGTCTTAAAAAAGAAGGTTCTATTAGTGAAAGTGAAGGACAAAGGGAACTTAGAAAATTAGCAGACTCTGGAATAGCGCAAGGTACTGTTGCAACAGCATCTTGGTCTAAGTTCAAAAGTCCTAATAATCAATATGACCCATCAGTTGCAAAAGGAAAAACTAAAGAAGAAGAAGAAGCTGCAGCAAAAATAAGCAGTGAAAATGCCCCAGAAGAGTTGAAAGATATGGTATCTGGTCTTGTCCCAATTAGTTTAGTTGGAAATCCGAATATGCCACGTTTTCACACAAATTCATTGACTCAACTGGTTTTCTACCAAAGCAAACCATTGAAACAAGAAGTTGATGAAAATAAGAAGGTCTTAGGAGAGTCTTACAGTAAATTAATAAGTGCATTTAACGACTATTCTAAAAAAATGTCTGAATATAATGAGTTAGTTGGTTTATATGTCGGAAGTGATAAACCTACCGAAGAAGAAACAAAGACCTTTGTTCCTTCTAGTGATAGCATTTTTTCAAAAAAAGTTCAATACGATGAAATATGTAAATCTTTCTCAGAAGAATTAAAAAAACAATTAAAAACAAAAACTACAATAGAAGTATTAGATGATACAGAGTTGAAGACAAAATTAACAGAATCCATTGAAAAAATGAACAAATTAAAAGGAGAAATCTTGACAGCTTTTGAAAAAACATTTGAATTATTAATAAAGTTAAAAATTGCATTTAAAAATTATTGCATTGCAAGTTCGGAATTTTATAGTAAATTAAGAATTATGAAGTCTAAACAGACAAAAGACAAACAGAAAATGAATTATTTATTATTTGAAAAAATATCTTTTCAAGATAATGATCGTTTTATTCAACTGATAAATTTTTGTGATGCTAATTTGGAAAAATTTAAAAAAATTATGCCAGATATAAAAAAGAAAATAGAAGTTGAGCAAAACAAAATCAAAGAAATAAATTTAAGAACAGAGTTAGAAAAATATTTAAATTTTCCAAAACTTACAGAGATTGACAGCATTTTTGTAGATATATGCATTCAAAGATTTACTTCTGATCAACAAGAGTTTTTTACAGAAGTATTTAGACTAATATTTGTCAATACAACAAATTTTATATTTAATGATTTTTTAGAATTTGTAACAAAAAATGTAAAACTAGTAGAAAAAATGATGAAATCTACACAGTCTACAGATCCTGATACAGACTTAGCATCCATTGTAAATGGAGATAAATCTAATAGTTTAAGAAAACAAGTAATTGAAACATTTGATTTAATTACATTGTATGCAAAATTAATGATTATATCTATTAAAATAAATATTGAGTATCATAAATCAATAATAAATTGGGAAACTACATTAAAAGCCAGCAACGATAATCAAGTTAAATATTACAAATATGTTATGGAGTTATCTGGTTTTGTAGGAAAAGTTAATCCTCTGGATAAAAATTATGTAACTGACAATTATAAAAAAATAAATAAGAATTTTGATAAATTAAAAGGTTACCTTCCAAATTTTATTTTTGATAGTAAACCTCCAGTTTTTAATTATGTTTTCCATTTTATTATTGATTCTATTACTGACGAACTATTATCTTTAATAATTGATGAGACTATTTATGGAGAATTATTAAAAAAAACGGTTGACTCAAATCGCAATAAGTATAATATAGATGATAAGAAACGTGATATTCAAATGTTGAGGATTGGTTATGAAGAACAACTAGATCAATTTTTACCGAAAATGAATGGTCAAGGTATTACAATGAACTGTGATGATGTGGTTTCAAAGAGTAAATCAAATATATCATTTATTAAAAAATTAAGTGGAACAACCGGAAAAATGTTACTTATGCAAAATTTAAAAAATATTGATGTAGAAACAAAAGAAACATTGTCGTCTTTTTTAAAAGATACTTTGATACCAAGTATTGAATTTCCAAATACCTACAGGATTTCAAGAAGCGGTGATATTTTTCAAGCAATTTCAGATTCAATGAATTCGTTTCTTATTTCAAATGATTTGAAAACATCACACCGTTTTGCAAGTGAAGGATATTTTATAGCAGAAGAACTAAAAGAGCACTTTATAAATGAATTAGTCAAAAAAGACTTTGAAGACATTGGGCTTCGGAATAAAGCTGAAATTTTGAGAAAATATAATGATGAAAATGCAATGAAAGGCATAAATTTTGAAGCATTGGATTATTTAAAAGACTTTGAAATAGAAGATGATACAAAAATGAATGATATCAAAGAAAAAATAAAAGAGCCCAATTTTGTTTGGCATAAAGACTTGATAAATCAATTAATGAATAAATTTTTCGGATTTTCTATTTTATTTATAAAAAAAGAGGGGAATGATTTAGATTCAGCATATAAGTTGCCTAACATCCCTGATTATTCTACAGTGAAATTTTATATAATTTTAATTGAAAAGATTGAAGAAATACCAAAAACGCCAACAGAACCCGAAATGGTAGCTAGTTATGATTTATTGTATTATAAAAAAAATGTTTTTGGTACTGAAAATGATATTATTGATGAGACTGGAGATGATATTGTAATAACTGATGATGATCCTGATGATGTAGACAATGAGATTGATGATCTTTCTACTACTTCGCCACAAAAGAATATAACATTAATGCTTAGAAGTTTATTTAGTATTGCACCGCCAATTGTAAAAGATGCAAATCCTAGTTTATTATTATGTAGTAATAGTTCATCTAGTTTACCAGAGGAATTAACAAAAAAAAATATGTATATTGTTGCAGCTGTTGGGTCAGGAACTTGTGCATTAGATTCAGTATTATTGATAATTAGTCCAGAATATCGTAGAATTCCAATAAGACCCACTGGACAGTGTAGTGATACGTCCGAGGGAAGGACACTTGCAGGAATAAGGGTAAGAAACTATTTACGTGATACTAATGGTGGACTACTTGAGAGTCTTCGTACAAAATATGATCCATCAAACATTAATGCAGATTATCCTTTGTCAGGCATGACGCAAGATGGAGATAATTACGCAAACTTACTTACTGGATTTCTTCACACAAGTTACTTAACTGAAAAAGCAGCTGATCCACGTTATGACCCAGATAATGACGTAGCTAGATATTCTAAAGACCCGGATGCATATTTAAATGAAAATATATTCCAATTTTTTGCAAACTATTTTAAAATTAATTTTTTGATTTATCAAAATATTGAAACTACCCCTCCTGGTGGTGCAATTATAATAATAAAAAAATTTGTCCCTTTTTATGTAGATAATGATGCAAATAATACAAAGAAATGGGGAGTTGTTTATCAAACTCCTAAACACTTTGATGCAATTTGTCAAAAAAATGGAGATAAATGCAAATTTTTATTTGACAAAGCCTTTTTAGAACCAATATTAAATAAAGTTATATACAGTAATGATCTATCAACTGCTACAACAAATGTGATTAAGCCCGAGCCGATTAATTTTGTTGCTTCTGCTGCTTCTGCTGCTTCTGCTGCTTCTGCTGCTGCTATTTCTGAATGGCCAGATGAAAATCAAAAATATTTATTTGATTCTGGTTTACCATTATTCATTGTGAGTTGGATTGGAACTTTTGAACCTGTATCTAGTGCAACGGTTGGAGGTGCCGCTCCAGTTGTACCAAAATCAGAATATGCAAATGTATATAATACCAATCAGACATTACCAAGTGACTCAAAACTATCCTATTATGTCATCATTGATATGGAGTTATATCCAGGGAAAGAAGGCATTCCTGCATCACAACGTGCAGTACTCAGTTGTCAAACAAGATATGAAAAAATCAGACAAGCTTATGCGAATCTATTTGGGCTTGAATACAGACCCAGTGAATTTAACTCTTCAATTTATACTCCACCGACCAATTCTAAATCAAGAAATACAGAAAGACAACGAGAAATTCAAACCCGTCGCAACAGGCAAGCGAACTACCATTATCCCAATCAAAGATATACTAGGCGTGCAGCATACTAGAATTTATATTTGGATTGCAGTTGTAACAACTGTTTGCATAAATTCGGCTGCCAAATTTTTTGGAATATAATCAAAATCAATTATCTTAATATTATTTTCGTATTTTGCATACGCATTTTCTTTCTTCAACCGCTCTTCAAAGTAGGCTTTATTTTCAAAACATTTGATCGCTGTCTTGGGGCCACATTTTGCCAGAACGCTGCTAATATTGTCGCTCACATCACCCATCACAATCTTACAGAACAAATTTTTATCTGCATTACCTAAACTGCTCTTCTGTTCACTCAAATTCTTGAACATAAGATCAAATATTTTTACGCGAGGTCCGACCAACTGCAAATAATCTTTGTCTGAAGTAATAATAGTAATCTCTACATTGGGACAAGTTTGTATCAAATGTTTCACGCAAAGTGCAATGCAATCATCGGCTTCCAACTTTGGATGACAAACAATGCCAGATGCGCCACCTTTTTGAAAGAGCTCTTCTTCATATGCCGTTTTGAAAAGTGGTGCTCCATAGAACCCATCACGCACTCTGGTGCCCTTATAATTGTCGCAGAATTCATTGCGCCAAATATCTTCTCTCTTACAATCCTTTCCAACAATAATGGTTGGGTCCTTGATACATAGTTTCTTAGAAATTGACGAAACAGCTTGCACAAACGTCTTTTTGAATTTTTCTACAAACTCTGTCTCCAACTCTTTATTATCAGGATTATAAAGAGGTTTATCTGCATTGGCATTTTTCCACCAAGTAACGAGAGAATGATATCGGTGGAAACAGAAATAGCTGCCGTCAATAAATAGTACTTGCTGTTGTTGGTTTGATGAATTTGAAATCATTGCGTCTAGTAACATTATATTACTAATTATAAAATAGTTTTTATTATCAATTTTTTATTGATAATAAATTTCCTTACTTTTGCTGAAATAGTTGCCTTATTTCTAATCTTCGTCTTCGTCTTCATCATCATCCAACAAATCCAACATTAGATCTAAATGGAATATTTCGTTTAACACTTCTTTTACTAAACCCATTATGTTATCCTTACATAATGCAACGCTTATTCCGTGTGCCATTGCAACGCCCATTTGCATCTTAATAAATTCATTATTTACAACAATGTCATAGCATTTCAAATTCTCTGAGTTCATATAGTCATTAAAATTAAGAATAAAACCAAAAAATTCAGCCTGATCTAATTTCTTAGTTTTTTTTATTATAGGTGTAATCAAATTTTCAATAATATTCAAAATATTTGTCTTATGTTCAACAGGTAATTTATTTAATATGTCCTTGGGTTCCAACAAATTATCAAAAATCAGAACAGCAAACTCTCTAGGATCACTTGTAAATAACTCTGTAAATATTTTGAAAACTCCTTTTCTACATTCTTCGTTGATTCTCATAACAATTCCGAAATCAATAATGCCGATTTGATACTTAGGTATATCAAATGTTTCTTCTTGATTTTTAATAAATAATATATTACCTGAATGCAGGTCTCCGTGAAATAGACCGTGGCTTACAATATTAATACACCCATATTTAAATACTAGTTTTGCAAATTGATAATAATCTGATGAATCTACTTTGGAAAGATGGCAACCATCAATGTATTCCATTAAAATTGCATTAGGAAAAACATCATTTACACCTTCAACTATTTCCGGGATTTTAATAAAATTATTGATTTTACATATTTTTTTCATTTCTATTGTATTTTGAATTTCTCTCTTGAAGTTCAATTGATCTTTCAAAATTTCTACGTTCTTATTAAATAATAATGGAATTTCTAGAATATTGAACCAAGGAATAAAAGACATTATCCAAACAACAAATTTGAGTCTTTCAATTCCTTCGTCTAATTTGTATTCAATGTACTGTCTTTTCAATTTTAATATAACTATTTTTCCATTGTCTTTGGATTTTAATTTAAATACTAGGCTAATCATTCCAGAATTGATTGGTTCGTCAGGTCCCTCAATTTCAAGATGATATTTATCCGCAATTGAATATAGTGTTTCCCAATCAATATCATCAAATGTATAAGGCACACAATCGCTGTATTTTATGATCTCTTTATTAATTGTTTCATCTATTAAATTTTTGTTTAATGCAAAGGCTTGAAACATTTTCACATATAAGATGTTTTCTGCGGCAAGTCTTCTGGTAACTCTACATATTGTTCTCTTATAATCCTGCCAAAATAAATAAGATATTGATTCAGTTATTAAAATTGTCATCATATTTCCAATAAAAAAAAGCGACTTGATAATACTGATACCATTATATATAAATATCCAAAAATTATCTAAATAGTCATAAGATGCTATTTGCGTTCCAATATTAATGAAATCTTCAACAATTTCTTTTGCAAGTTTAGCTGCAAAGTCTTTTGATATTCTATGCATTTAATAATATATTATTACTTTATGTTATCTATAAATTGTTTTGTTCTTATAAACATTTTTGAAAAAAGTGTCAATGAGAATTTCTCAACAAATTCTGGTATATCAAACTTTGTTGCAAAATGTATGTCGTGTCTTGCAACAACATTGTGTTGATCTATAATATGATAGATCACGTCCATATTATCCATTGGTAAAAGTGTGGCATCTTGGGGCATATTCACACTATTTGGCGGCAGTTCATCATAAATGGTTGAAAACTTGAATAAAATTTCGGTTTCTGTTTTGATTATTTTGGTATTTAAGTAGGTATATCTTTTGGGTAGACCCAATTCTTTAAAGTAATGTTTTACTAAAATATAAACTTTTGATTCAGTCTCGCTTATTTCTTGAATATGGCAATCTTCAAATACTTCTTTGTTGAGCTGATAAATCAATTGTATAAAAGATAAATTAATTATTTGTGGTAAATAAATATTAGGATTATTAATATTGTATAAAATGGAATAATCATTGGTCTTGTTTTTAATGACTTGTAAATTCTTTTTTTTTATAATAATATATGGAATAACTTTTGTTTCATTTATTTCATTTGTTTCAATATTTTCAATATTTTCATCTGATTCTGTATTATTCATTTGTGCCTATCTTAACTAAATATATTTAAAATTAAATAATAACGACTATAAATATGTAAATTTATATTTGAATAAAGTATCAATTTACACTACGTTTTTGGATTCGGACTTGATTTTATTTTTTAAATATCCAAACTTAAAGTATTCTTATCCGACTTCTGTCTACGTCTGCTCTTCTTTGGCATATTTCCATCTGCTTGCATCTCTTTCAAGTCGCTAATGCTGATTGTGCTGCTGTTGTTATCAAATGTGGCTGCAGATGAGGTTGTAGCTGCTGCTGGCTGCGCCTCCTGAATATTAATTGTCTTCGTCTTGAGTCCAGAAAGAATATCCGAAATATCACTAGGACCCTTCATCTCTGCACGGGGTTGACGTCTTCCGCTTCTGTCTGTTTCATTTGTTGAACCATATGATTCGCTAATATCAATTCCATCATTTGCTGAAGATCTGCTAAAGTCTGGTCTACTATTTCCTCCGAAATTATTGTTACCGCCTCTGCTTACAGAAGGGGGGACAACATTTGGTCCTTGTGTAGCCATTGGAGGAGGTGGACCACGTCCTCCACTTACCTGTGGCTCTGGATTCATCATATTATTCATAAAACCCGAAAATCCTGGGCTACTCTGTCCCATACTATTGACTGCTGCGGACTGAAACTGACGCATTAGATCCGGATTCTGACGCAAAATATCATCCATTCCAGGCATTGACGACTTGAACATCGTGTTTGTCATATGGATCATCATAGCACTTCCTCCCAATTGAAAGAGCAACTTGAGCTCAGGTGCCATAGAAGCCTTGCCCTTGTACTTTTCATATAATTCTCCGAAGATCTCGTCATAATCTGTCAAATTCTCGTTGATTTGTTCCCCCCATCCATCTAGCTTAACATCAAATGGATCAAAACGTCCGTTCAAAAATTCAATGCCGTTGATGCACGCCATCAACATATTTCCTTGAAACTTCACTGAATTGGATTTGGCCTTCTCTTCCATAATCATCTCATATTCACCTTGCATCTCAAGTAGCGAAGACTCCATTGAGTATTTTTTGGTGAGATTTACGCCCTTAGACTCAAGAGCCTCCAGCTTTCTTAAATACTTGAATTTCTCTCTTAACATTTCTTCCTTGGACATTTGTGGCTCTTTGTTAACAGGTTTATCAGGGTTGAGTGGGACATTGTTAAACTTTTGAAATCCATCCCAAGTCTTACTATCTGCACCACTTTGTGCTGTGGACTGTCCTAAATTAGATGGAGTCTCATCAAAACGAACAGAGGGCTTCTCATCAAAACCAGAACCAGAACCAGAACCAGACGAAGATCCCTTGCTAAAGAAATCCGACTTACCTTCAAACAAATTTCTTGATGATGTTGAGTCATCCACAAGATCATTTAATTCATTTTCTAAATTATTCAAGTCTTCCACATCAATGTCGCTGATTGGCTTGTTATTTGTCTTTTTATCATTCATTAATAATTCAAGACCTCCGCCAAAATTAGAGGATTTCATAGAATTTGATCCACTATCCCAATTTTCGTCCAAATCATCAAGCGCTGAGATTTCAATCATATCATCCATTCTTATGAAATAATAAGAACATATAATTTTAAGTAATACGAATTAAATATATATTATTTTAAAATGTTTGTTTTATTTACTTTAAGTTTGAGTCATTGTCACTTTCTCTCTAATGAACCAAACTCCTTGTAAAAAAGAATCTGCTAAATCGTCTTTCTTCAAATGATTGCTAAAATGATCGCTCCAGTTTGGGTTCTTAAAATCAGTTTCTAGAAGCTCCTGGGTCTTTTTGATTCCCAACTTCTTTCGTTCTGCATAAGTTGCCTTAACATCCTTTTTCTCGGTTTTCAATTTATTGGATGCGCTTACAAACTCTATTTCAATGGTATTGTTTCTCATAATGAAATATTGAGCTATCATTCCTTGGATCGTCTTCATACGATTCGCTATTGGACTTATCTGATTCTCTATTGCCACAATATTGATACTAGATAAATGCTCTTCCAAAATTTGATCCAATCTGGACTGAATGTTTTTCCCTATTGTAACCAGATCCAATTTGGATGCATTTGTTTTTCCCACCTCTTCAAAGCAGCTTTTTTTCACATATTCGTTGATAAGGAAGACAATGTCTTGTTTCTTAATAGGTTTCTCGTATTTAATATTGTATTTATCCGCCATTTCGTATAAGTTTTGCAGTTTTTGCTTGTTAATAAAGGCTGGTTTTAAGTCGGCTGTTAAAACCTTGTATTCTTGTTTTTTGGAATGTTTCAGGCAATAAAATTTGCCTTCTTTTGTATATTTTGAAGGCTTATTGCATAGCTTGAATTTGTCTACTATACAACATTTTGCAGTGTCCTCTTTTTGCGTTAAATCCACAACATCCCATTTCAAAATAGACCAATCATTGGTAGCAGATTTGCATAAAAGACAAAATGCTAGGTTTTTTATGCCAACGTCAATGCTTAAGATCTTCATCTATTATTAGGAATTATTTTTTTATATTAGTAAGTTTTTGAATATATTTCTGGCATATCACAACCATTAATACTAATTCTATATCCAGTTATGGTTAAGTTTGGTATTTTTTGTATTGTTCCATTTGTTGGGTTAAATTTCTTCCATAATTTATTTGCAGCAATATTTACGTTCTCTAATTGTTTTGCTCTTTCTTGCTCAGGACTAATATTACCATAGGCGACTGTATATGCACCACAGTTTCCGTGTTCTACAAGAATTATACTATGAATATCATGTAATAAATATGAAACTTTTACAATGTTATCAAAATATTTATCAAAACCTGTGTAACCAGGTAAATTGCCATTGTATGCTAAACTTACCCCAGGAGTAGAAGCTGCATTATAATCATTTTGCAAACCAATTGAATTTAATTGACACGACATATTATCTCTTAATCTGAAATCAATGCACTGTAGTGCTACTGTACTACATTTTTTTCTGTTTACTTGAGAAATATCACAGCAACTACTAAAAGTTGTAGACTGATCTTGTGGTTGTTTAACTTCGGGTTTTGTTATACCAGACATTGACGTCTGAAAACAAAACGGGTAGTTGCCTTCTAAACTATTAAATAAATTTGACATTTATTATTTGTTGTTATTATTTTTCTTTAGCCATCAACAAATAGATGCCAAAAATTGTCATAAAGATACCAACAATTTGTTTCCAAGTATATGATTCTTTATAAAAGAAAATTCCGACTAAAAGCATACCTATAAGTGGACCTCCTCTAACCATCACAGTATTTACAAACGGGCTATTCTTATGTTCATTTTCATAAAATTTGAGAGAAGTATATATCCAGAATAATGACATAATTGCCATAAAAACAACATCACGAATATTGACCTTTTGTAAATTCTTGAATGATTCAACTATTTCGCTTTTTTTGTAGAAGTAGTTGAAAATCAGAATAAGTGCAAGTACACCAGTATAAATGAAAGTTTCCAAATAAAGATAATCATTGGAATTTAATGTGTTTGATACGACATGTTTTCTAAAATAAGGATCAATGGTTTTTAAAATAACTGAGCCGAATAAGTGATACATATATATAAAGATGGGAAAATATGTTACTGGGAAATATGTTACTGGGAAATATGTTACTTCTTATTTTTTTGATTTCTTCGGTTTCCTTATAATTAAAAAAACTCCCACAAACGCCAATACAACACCAAGCATTTGTGACCAGTTGTATTTTTCATCAAAAATAAAAATTCCAACCAATATCATTGAGATGATTGAAAACGAACGCAACAATATTGTATTAATAAGAGGTGTATTATGATGTTTGTCCAATTCATATATGAAGAGAGAAGACATCACTGTCAACGATGCAATAATAGATACACAAATCACTTGACTGTATGTCATCTTCTTGTAATTATTGACAATTTCTTTAAATGTCTCGTGTTGTTCACCTGACAATATTTTAATAGAAAATATGATTAAAACAATGATAAAAATAATCGTGGAATTTAATAACAAAAATTCGTCACTGTTTAGCGTTCCCAATACGTGTTTTCTAAAATAAGGAACCACTGATTTCAAAAAAGTTGTGCCAATAACCAAATGCAACATCTCTTATATAATAGGATATAAGATATGTGACTTGTTGATTTTAAAACGCAAATCTTTATGCTTACTTGTATTGAGATGGTATAGGAATAGAAGGTGCAATCAAACGCGCATTCAATTGTTCACTGGTTAAATAAAGTCTCTTCAAATCGCTGTTGTTATAACCAAAACCAGGTTCTGAATTATCAAATGTGGATTTGAATTGATAAGGGACATTAGAAGAGGGAGTCTTATTGGTTTGACTATGGCAAGGTAGCCCTAAATTATAACAAGCCTCCATTGTGTTGTATTTCATCGCTTGAAGTGCATTGTTTGTCAAATATTGACGATATTCCCAGTTAGTACGAATATTTTCCTGTTTTTGAATTCGTTGATTGACTACCGCTTCCGGTTGCCAAGACGAATAAATTCTTCCGTCTTCCATAATTGGTGGAAAATCAAAATGAATATTATTTGATCCAGAATAACAAGTGCCCCAGTTAGCCATTATATATATGAGTTTAGAGAAAAAGATCCGAAATTATTCTTGGGTTTGATTTATGAGTGCTCCGTTTGCTTGCACCTTTGCTTGCACCTAAAAAGAACCTAATAGTTTGAGTAATTCTGGCTTCTTCAACTTATTTGCATCATCAGATAATCCCTTCTCTAAGACAAGACTTCTTAATTTATTTAATGACAACTTCTTATAATCGGTTATACTTAAATCTAAATTTATGTGTTTGTCATCTAAATTTCCTAAAGAAATATTAAGCGCCTCTAGATCATTGCTGCTCTCTATTTCAACTAGGTTAACGGACTCACTTGACTCCGACCTTGAGTCATCTGACTCACCATCACTTTCACTGTTATCTAGTTCTTCAACAAATGTTTCAGGAACAGAACTTTCGTGAATGTTAATCACCTTAATATTTGCTGAGTTATCTTCTTCTGCTTTTTCATCGGCGTCTTCGTCTTCGTCTTCGCTTTCTTCCGATTCATCATCAGAACCAGAGTCGGAATCATTGTCATCCTCATCATCGTCGTCTTCTCCATCAGATACATCAATCAGCTTGTTTGGATCTGATTCAAAAAGAGAATAATTTTGCAGACCTGATGCAGAACCCGAACCCGAACCCGAAGTATTGGCAGGTAATCCACCAATTTGAGTTAATCTACCTCTAAGATAATTCATTTCTTCTGCCATAGTACTTACTAGTCCAACCATAGAGTTGATCTTGTGATTTTGTTCTTGGAGCCTTTGAGTAAAAAATAATCCTACAATGCCAACAAGTAATAATGTAATTCCTAAAGTAATCAAAAACGGGACACTTAAATAATCTCCTATTGACATATTATTACAGAAAGAAGATATTAATTTATTTATATGTTAAACGAATTATTAGTTATTGAGATTCTTGTGTATCAAAAAATCTTGTATTTTCCAAAATCTCTTTGGGGTAATTCATATCACTTAATACTTTGATACCCCCGCGGACAAGAGATATGCCTTTTCCGAGTTTATATAAATACTTAAAGTCTTTCCCATTTTCTGAATATTTTGTTTTCATATTATAGTTTTTAATATCAGGATTTTTATCTAAATAATTACACAATTGAATAAAATGTGTAGTCAAAATACAACTCACGTTGTTATTTTTAATTAAGTACTCCATAAATGCCATTGCGCTTATGACCGCTTCATCTGGATTTGTTCCTGAATAAAGTTCATCAAATGCACAAAAATGTGTGGTATCCTTGTTTTGATCAATAATGTCTATGATATCTTTACATCTTCGTGCTTCGGCCTGAAATAAACTGTCTCTTCCTGAAGTATCCGGGATATTTAAATAACAATGGATGTATTTGTATGGATGAAGTTGAGCACTCTTATAAAAACCACATCCCAATTGCTGTGTTATGAAAATATTGATGAGTGCTGATTTGAGAACAGTTGTCTTTCCAGATGCATTTGGTCCAGTAATGATCATATTCTTCTTAAATTTGTAATCATTGGTTATTGGGGTTTTGTGAATAAGTGCTGGGTAATAACTCTTCTTAAATTTGTTGCCTTTGTTGCCTTTGTTGCCTTTGTTGCCTTTGTTGAGTTTTTTATTTCCATTTGTTTTGTTTTCTGTAAACTTTGCAAAATTCATTTTTTTCTCTTTGATATTTTCAATGAGTCCACTTAAGTTATCAATGTAACCATTGAATCCGAAAGAATACATAATCGCATCATAATAGGTTTGATCACTGTAAATTTCATAAAAGTATCTTTGTACAATTCCAAATTGACCAATTTTATTCAAAGATATTTTCCAAGGTGTTATTTTATCCAACTTTTGCTCTAGTTCCAAAATAATGAACATATTATTTGTCATATTTTTGTTGAACTCATCATAACTCTTGAGAGAAGACGAATATTTCAAAAAATTAAACATAGATTCTCTTGAATGTTTCAAATATTTTTTCAAATCATTCATAATAATGTGCATTTTCTTCATATTTTTATGAAATCTTAAACACGCTAATATATTTTGATAAATAGTGAAAATATAAAATGCAGCTGAAAATACTAAATACATCTTTTGATCCATTTTCACACTGTTAAACTCTGTGAAAAGACGTCCAATCGGTTGATTTGCCATCACGGTTTTAAGAATATCTACATATTCCGACCAACAAACCTTGAGTCCCTTAGCTTTTAATACGAAAAATGGTATAATCAGTATTATTACAGGAGTTATCAACGAAAATACCGGAGAAGCCATATCGTAAATACACATAATCTGCAAAAATTGATCGTGTTTATTCAAGAACTCCCACATATGCCAGTCAATATACCTATAACGTTCTTTGAATCCAGTATCATTTTTGATTTCATCCCACATTTCCATAATATTTTTATAATCAGGAGAGAAAACTGACTCCGTTTCAGAGTCTTTTTTATAAGTTTTTAACAAATTTTGACTGTCTTTTAAATATTCCAAGTCTGTTGTATAATGATTTGCAAACTGATCTAATACCTTCTTACCTAATATAGTCTTTGGTTGAAAAGCGTATTCCATCATTGGCATACCAGAAGGATCAATAGTTTGCACAAGTTCTAAATCATCTCTAATCTCTTTTTTTAGTTCCATTTTATTAGTATTGTAATAAATTGGCAATTTGAAATGATCATTGATAGATTCTAATTTTGATATACTCTGTGTCTGACCTTGCGTTTTTGTCTCAGAATTTGGCGTTTTGTTCTCTGTACTTGACATTATATCAAAATTAGATAATATATTATGTTATTACTACGAATCTATTGTTTTTGTTTATGTTTGTTTATTTGTCTTCATCTCAAGGGTTGTCTTTTTAATGCATCAATGTATTGATTGCAGCAGGCATCTCACTAATCTGAGTAGAATAATGTTGCTCAATCTCCCTCAACTTAGTCATATCACGTCTGGTTACCAAGTTGATACCAACGCCCTTGCGCCCCCAACGTCCACTGCGTCCAATTCTGTGTAAATAATTATGAACACACTTCGGTACATCAAAATTGATGACAACGCTCACTTGCTGAATGTCAATTCCACGTGATGTTACGTTAGATGAGATCAAAACGCGGTAACGCCCTGTCTTGAAATCCAAGAATGCTTGGTCACGATCTTTCTTCTCCATATTGCTATGGATTCTACACACTGGAAATCCATCCTCAATCATAGCATCATATAAATCTGACACTCGCTTCACACTATTTGCATAAATAATGCATTGAGATACAGAGAAAAATGAATAAAGATCTTTCAACGTATCATACTTCTGCATATCGTCTTCTACTGCCACATAATACTGGCTAATTCCCTCCAATGTAAGCTGCTCAGCCTTGACATAAATCTTCACAGGATTACGCATAAACTTACTAGTAATGGAGTGAATATAATCCGGCAAAGTAGCACTGAAAAGCGCAACCTGTACATCATTCTTTAAATTCTGCAGAATATTGTAAACTTGCTCCTTGAAACCTGTAGATAACATTTCATCCGCCTCGTCCATAATGATCAGTTTTATATTCTTAGAAACAATGTGATTACGACGCATCATATCATAGACGCGTCCAGGACAACCTGCAATCACGTGAGGGACATTGTTTTTCAAATTGCTCGCATCCTCATCAATGGAGGAACCGCCAACAAGTGTCTGAACTCTTAGACCAGTCATCATTACGCCGACCATTTTCATAACATTTGCGGTTTGAATGCTTAGCTCTCTTGTAGGTGATAATACTAAAATCTGAGTTGTGTTGTCTTCCACTTTGACGTGGGTTAATGCGCCAATGGTAAAAGTTGCGGTTTTACCAGTGCCTGATTGTGCTTGACCAATAATGTCTTTACCATCCATTAAGGGCTTAATCGCCCTTCTTTGAATAGGACTAGGTTTATCAAACCCGCTGGCAAAAATTCCTCTTAATATTTCAGAACTAACTTCCAGTTCATCCCACGAGTTAATTTCGGGCGAAGAGTACTCATTTGTATCCTCTTCAATTGTGTTAATTGCGTCATTATCAAGCTCTCTTTCAGTAGACATATTATACTAATATATTATATTATATGTTTAAGTGTATTTAGGGTGTAAATATTATTATAAGATTATTTAAAAAAATTGATATAAATATATTCTAGACTGGTATAAGTATAAGTTAAGAGAATGACGCAAATAGCAAGACAATCAAAGTATTCAATTCAGAATTTCACGGATATTACATTCAATGGTTTTGAAATTGTATTGCCAGAGGCAACATTGGCAATTATTTCAGAATTAGCGCTTCAAGTTGGTTCCCCTACTTATATCAGAACTCCTATCTTTGCAAAGAGAGATAATATGTGTAAGACTCCTTCTTCGGGCTCTGGTTCTGGCTCTGGCTCTGGCTCTGGTTCTGGTTCTGGTTCTCAAGATTTATTCAAGGGTCAAATTCAGAAAAAGAAAGGCCGACGTGGAAATGGTGCACAAGAAATTGTAAATGACGAAGATTGGGAGACTATTCGGACTTTTCATACTACCAAAATTGAACAGAAGGTCGGTATTGATGCACAGATTGATTTGATCCGTTCGGCTCTGAACAAGATGACCGATAGTAACTATTCTGAAAAATGTCAGAACATCTTTGAAATATTGGATTCTATTATGTGTGAATCTTCACAGGAAGATATATTGAAGGTTTGTAATCAGATCTTTGATATTGCATCTAATAATAGGTTTTATTCCAAGTTATATGCGGATTTATTTTCGGATTTGATCCAGAAGTACGAGACAATGCGCACAATATTTGAAAAGAGTTTGAGCACCTTCTTGGAGCTTTTTACAAATATTGAAAGTGCGAACGCTGATGAGGACTACGATAGATTCTGTAAGGTCAACTCCAACAATGAACGTAGAAAGTCGCTCAGCGCATTCTTTGTGAATTTGGCAGCAAAAAAGATCGTTAGTCAAGAAAAATTGACTGATTTAATATTGCAACTTATGACTCAGGCTTACCAGTTTATTAAAATAGAAAACAAGAAGAGCGAAGTAGATGAAATTGTTGAGAATTTGTGTATTCTTTATAACAAGGACATTGTAGAGGACTGTGAAGAAGAAATTGACGGTAAAAGTTTAAGCGAGATTATTAAGGAAATGGCATCTTGTAAGCCTAAGACCTGGCCTAGTCTCACGAGTAAGTCCATCTTCAAATTTATGGATCTTTTGGAGATGTAACCACTTTATCCAAAGATGGATTGGGTTTTGCTCAACTTTTCCAAAAGTTGATAGGTGGATAATATAATAATAAAATAATAAATTTAAACACAAAGTTGTCTACTATGAATAGGAATGAATCAAAAAGACAAGATCGGTTTTAAAATTAATATTCATAAAACAAATGATGAAGGAATCTCGCAAACTTGTGAAAATATTACCTTCAAAAGCAACGAAGATGAAGATGAATATGAAAATGAAAAAGATGATGGTTCAACAGAAGAATACAACATCAATGTAGATATTGCAAATTTTTTACAAGAGTTTGAGAAAATGACACAAAAAAAAGCCAGTAACCAAGTAATGGATCAGGCTGAACTATATGCAGAAATTTCCAATTATGATATGAATTTTACTAGCAAACAGCTAATTCTTATCTGTGAATATTATGGACTTAATAAAGGTGCGAAGTTAAATAAACTGAAGAAGCACGATCTCATCGAAAACATAATGATTCACGAAAACAATCCGAAACATATTGTAGACGTTATGAAACGGAAACAGTTGTGGTATTATTTGGATGAGTTAAAAGCAGACAAATTTTTCAAGAAGTATGTTATTTGGTAACGAATGGGTTGGTTTTGAAATTGCATTAAAGTTTTGGAAAGTGGTTTTATATTTTAATTAAATTACAATAATTACAATATAAAATATATTCATAGATTATATTATGGTGTTATCCAAAATAAACAAAACTATTAGTTATCTTGAAACGAAAAAAGTAAATCCAAATGATTTGAGTAAAGAGGCGAACTTATATGAGATTCAAGCAAATGGTGTTAATATTATTGTTGCGGTCGGAAATGCCAGGAATGACTTTGAAGATAAAAATGTGACCTTCTTCCCGATTTATTTAGTCAAATCTAACAATAAAGTGGTGCAAATTGGCGTCTATGAAATTAAATCTTCTGATTTGATGAACTATTTGGATGATGAGGGGAATCTTGAAGTGGAAAAAATGGAAGACCCTATTATTTATGTTTTTGTTACAAAGTCAATGTTAGAAAACTTAAGACTTGTTCCTGAATCTGAATTAGAAGCCGAAGCCGAAGCCGCTGCGAAGGAAGCATTAGAAAAAGTTGAGGAAGCCGAAGCCGAAGCCGAAGAACCTTTTGATGAAGAAGTACAAGAAGTAGCTGTTTCTATTCCCGAGGTCAGAAAGGATATATTTAATTTGGTGAAAGGCGTTCCAATTCCTGCAATGTTGCAAGAAGAAACTAGACAGGCTGCAAATAAGATTACATCTTCATATAAAAAAGTTTCAGGTGAAAACTGGTTTCAAAAATTTATGAAAAATCCGAATTATTATATCCTTGACAATGAAGGTGGAGGTGACTGTTTGTTTGCGACTATTCGTGATGCTTTCTCTCAAATAGGCCAACAAACTTCTGTAGATAAATTACGTAGGAAGCTTTCACAAGAAGTAACTGTTGAAGTATATAATGGATACAAAGAGATCTATGATAATGCAAAACGATCTCTTTTGAAAGACACTGAAACAATTAAACAATTAGAAGCAGAATATTCAAAATATAGGAGTTTATATGATAGCACACTAGATCGCAATGAAAAGAAACAATATGTAGAAATTTCTAAGAAACTCAGAGAAGATAGAGATCGTGTAATCAATGATAAAAGGGTCACCTACCAAATCTCACAAGAATTTAAGTTTATGAAAGATATTGATTCTGTTGAAAAATTCAAAGATAAGATTAGAACTTGTGAATTCTGGGCTGAAACTTGGGCAATTTCTACCCTTGAACGAATTCTGAATATTAAATTCATATTGATGTCACACGAGTCATTTAATGCAGGTGACCTAGGAAATGTATTAAACTGCGGTCAATCAAATGATGCTATTATTGAAAGCATCGGTGAGTTCAAACCGGAATATTACATTATTCTTGAATACACTGGAGATCACTATAAACTCATTGGTTATAAGAAAAAACAGATCTTCAAATTCAAGGAAATTCCATATGATATCAAAAAGATGATTGTGGATAAATGTATGGAGAAAAATTCCGGACTTTTCTCTCTTATTCCCGATTTTGTTAGGTTCAAAGATGAGTTAAAGACTGGATTAGAAGATGTCCCACATTTTGACGAATTGTCTGATGCCAAAATTCGCGGTCTCTATGAAGATGATGTTATCTTCGTATTTTCAGATACTTCTGATGCAAGGAGACTCCCTGGAAAGGGATCTGGAGAGAAAATATCAGTTGATATGGTGAAGCAATTCTCTCAACTAGCAGCAATTCCTAACTGGCGTCGCAAATTGGATAATATGTGGATCCAGCCATTTGTAATGGATGGTCACAAATGGAATAGCGTTGAACATTATTACCAAGCAGCAAAATTCAAAGGTACCCCTGAATTCTACCTATCTTTTGCAGAAGAATCGGGGACTGATTTGAGCAAAGACCCGGAAAAAGCCAAGGCTGCTAGTAGTACCAAGGGAAAACTGAAGGGTGAACAAATCCGTCCTATAAATGTTCAAAAAGACCCTGAATATAAAAAATACAAAGAACGAAATATGAACGAAGCATTGTATGCGAAATTTAGTCAAAATGAAGATTTAAAAGCACTTCTTAGAGAGACAAAGAAAGCGAAGTTAATGAATTATAAGAAGGGGAAAGAACCTGAACTAGCAGAGCCCCTTATTATAGTGCGTGAAAAGATTAAGAGCTTGTAATATTTTATTCATTTTTACAATTAATTATAACCAAGAATTGTGCGCCAAACTTTAATGCGTTTCATCGCTTGTGCGTGTAAAAAATATGCCTCTTTTTTTGAATATTCGTGCACAAAAAGATTATCATTGCAATATTGAAATACACGTTTAATAAATAATTTATATGAATTTTCAAAAGCCTTTTCTGTTGTGCAATTATTTTTGGACATATCATAAATCATTGCCCTATCAAAATCGTATGCACATAATAGATCTGCTTCTCTCACAATATGATATGCTTGTTGGAACTTACCTAACTTTGGATACCCTTGTTTTTTGACCTTTGAATAAGACATTGTAGTTATAATGTTTTTGGTTGCATCTATTTCTTCAGATGTCATAGACGTTTCTGATTGTAAATAATTTGCAATATCTATTGCTCCTTGGACATCATCAGTATATTTATTGTCTGCCATATCGTGCAGTGAAGCTGCAGCCAAAATTATATTATGATCTTGCAACAACCTTGGTGTTTTTATAAGCTCACTATGATATATTTGTTCTGCATAATTTACAGTATTCATACTGTGCATTATTCCGTGTGATTCATCTATTTTGAGTTTTTGAGTTGTTAATAAAACATAATGAAGTAATTTAGAGGTCAGTATACGCATTATTGTTTATATTAATATTATTATTTTTCTAATTATTTTGCAAATATATTATTGTTATAATGTATAATTATAAATGAAAGATACTGAAGCCGAAAATGCAAAACAAAATGAATATACTTTTGATAAAAATTCAATTACTCTTACAGGAGCAGATTATCAAAAGTTACAAAAAGAAATAACAAAAGAAGACTCTGAAAAATCTAAATCTGAATCTAAATCTAAATCTGAATCTAATTCTGAATCTGAATCTAAGCCTAAAAAACCCGAAGAGAGTTCGGATTCATCAAAAAAAGACTCAACTAATAGTGGAGACGAAAAAACCGAAGGTAGTAGTGGTCTCAAGAAATCATTAACATTAATGGATTTGATTTTCTTTGGTCTAGGAAATGTGACTGGTGCAGGTATTTTTGTAATTTTAACCAAAACCTTGTTATATGGAGGTAAATTCACACTTCCAATTTTCATTGTGGTTACATTGATATCCATTATTATGGGGTTATGTTATTTAGAAATTTACATTCGTTATAAATCACCTATTACCGAATATTTGGCTATTAAAGATACATTCGGTGAGACCTATGGACAAACACTGATTTACACGATTTATTTATTTACTGTTTTCTCTTGTATAACTATTCTAATTGCGTTATCAAAGTATATTGGTTCCCTTAAATTTTTCTCTTTCTTAAATAATTATTATTATCAAGTTGGGTTGAGTATTACTATGATCTTATTGATGTCATTTATTAACTATTGTGGAATTGAAACATCCAAGTTAGTTGGGAATGTAATTGCAATTGGGTTATTAGTGTTTTTATTTGGTCTTATTTTCTCTAGCTTACGTTTTTTTGACTTGAAGAAAATCACTTCTGGACCTAAAGTAAAGTGGGATTCTATTGTATTATCTACAATCATTGCGTTTTTCTTATTTAATGGTTACGACTCTATTGTAAAAATCAGCGGAGAAGTCATCAACGAAAAAGATACTGAAACTGGTCTATATGCTACACTCGGTTTAACATCTGTCATTTACATTTTTATTATTATTTCGTGTTTATGTGTTCTCGGTTTCAGTAAAACAGTAAATACTTTCTCTCCTTTGACCAAAATGTATGAAATATTATATAATCCTGTTGTTGGTTTTATTGCTTATATTTTTGGATTTATTATTATGTTTAACACTGGATTTTTATCATCATTAACTGCATCTCGTTTTATATATGGTTGCGGTAAAGAAAAGAAAATAATGTTTTCCGATTTTTGGACAAAATTGAGTTCAAATAAATCTCCAACAAATGCAATTCTTGTAACAATGATTATATCCATTTTATTTGCATTATTTAATAATGAAGTGATATTGTCTGTTTTCACCAATTTCTCTCTATTTGTTATTTTGATTTCTATTTGCGTTTGTGTTCTTGCTATTCGCTGGAAAGAACGAAATGATCCATCCAAACAAAAGGCAAATAACTATATTATGGGCAATATTAATAATATTCCTGTTGTTATTATTTTGGAAATAATTGTGCTTTTGTATTTGTTCTACAATATATTGAAAAATCGTTTCTACTTGGATAAATAAATATATTTTTTTGACAAAAATTAAAATATACAAATATTATTTGTATATTTTCAACTGAAAAAAAGGCACTACTATATGTTTACAGTTTATTTAAAACATACAAATAACCACCTTTTGCTTTTATAAGATAAGTTTTGTATTTGAGTGTGGTACGTAATATGAAGTCAATAGATTTCCAATTGTCTATAATGTGAATATCTTCTATAACAATCCATCCATTTTCATTCAAATTATTTAATGCAAATAAAAGTGTATTAAAGTTTGCACTTATTGAATGAAGACCATCATCTATGATTAAATCATACTTAATATTCCCGAAATTATTGGGAACTTGATTAAAAGTATTCATATCTAACTGATCTACATAACAAGTCTTGATTCTTTCACTTTCAAATAAAATATCCCTATCAATATCACAACCATAAATATTAGCATTTTGTAAGTACTCTTTAAAAGCATATAATGATGCGCCTGGTCTTCCCCAAGAACCCATAGATGAAACCAAATGAGGGTTATTTGTACCTAACCCAATTTCTAGAATATTTAATTTTGATTGAATGCCAAGTTTGTTAAAAATATAAGAATACAAAATATGATAATTATGACTAGTAGATTTATCTGATTTATTATTTGCTAATATTCTTCCTAAATATTCACTATCGTTTTTAAATTTATCTGAGTCTATATCTACAACTTCTAAATGATAATTTGTATGTTCTAATAATTGATTTATTTGTGGTATAAACAAAGATGCACCTTTTGTCCATAAATGTTTGTGAGATTCATCATTTGCTGATCCTGCGGAAAATAAATATAGTTCATCCATTTGTTTTATTTTCTTTATATTTATTTATATTTATTTTATTTTTGTTTAACTTATATTGTTTTTGTTACCAGGATTTTAAGTATTTGTTGATATTAATAAGGGTTGACTTCATATATGATAAGAATATACAACAACACAGTTAATTTGTTGTTTTTAAGTCACAACGCACTTTTTTAAAAATTTTGAAAGTCCATTTCGTCTTTTCAATTTTGGACATTTTTTTTGTCCATTTTTGAAAAGCCAAATTGACTTTTGGAAAAAATATGTGAAAAAGTGAGGTGTGACCAAAATGCTCTAAAAACAATTTTTTTGTTGAAAAAAGTGTGAGCATAATTTTTTATATATTTTTTGAAACGATTTAGGGATTTAATGGGATGGAAATATATAGGAAGGAATGGAAAGCGCTTTTTCCGCCAAAAATCACTGTAAATATTATTGCGATTTTTGTGACCTTAAATGCAGCAAGAAATCTGATATTGTACGTCATATGTTGACAGCAAAACACAAAAACCGCGCGTTTGGAAAGGATTTGGAACCCGTGGAAGGCGCCGGCGCCGCCGAGGCCAAAAACAAGGAATATATTTGCAAGTGCAACAAAATTTACAAGTCGCATTCTGGTCTGTGGAAGCATAGAAATATTTGCAATTTTATTACCAAAAAACCCGAGATTGTAGAAAAGGATGAAATTACAGACAAGGAGTTGATCCTTCAATTACTTAAACAGAACCAGGAGTTCAAGGAGCAAATAATGGAACTTGTAAAGAAGGATAATATATTTACTACAAACAATATCAATAATACTGTTAATAATAACCAGAACTTCAACTTGAACTTCTTTTTGAATGAACAATGTAAGGATGCTTTAGATATTATGGATTTTATTGGTTCTCTCAATGTGCAACTATCAGACTTGGAAAATACTGGAAAGGTTGGTTATGTGAAAGGTGTAAGTGATATTTTCTTAAGAAATTTAAAAGAACTGGATGTGCATAAACGCCCAATTCATTGCAGTGATTTGAAGAGAGAAGTCATTTATGTAAAAGACAAAGATGTATGGGAAAAAGACGAAGATAAAAAGAAAACAACATTGGCTATTCGGCATATTGCTGATAAGAATTTCAAACAGATCCATCAATGGTTACAAGAAAATCCAGAAGCGAAAGATGCTAGAAATAAGAAAAATGAACAATATATGACCATTGTAAACAAATGCACTGGCGGAATAAATGAAGAAGAAGATGAAAAATTTTATGGCAAAATAATTACTAATGTTGCGAAAGAAGTACAAATCCAAAAATAATAGTCAAATAGTACAAAAATAATAATAAAAAGATAATATTTTATTATTATTATGAGACTGTACAGTGCAATCATAGTGGAACCTCGTGAACATCCCGCATTATCTTTTGTCCTGAATAATTTTTTAAAAAACTTGTCGGATGACTGGTTAATTATTATTATGCACGGTTCAAAAAATGAAAAATATATTGATAATATTATTTCAAAAGATTTACAAAAATACATAAATCGCATCGCAAAGATCAATTTGTTTGTTGAAAATTTAGATAATAATCAATATACTGAGTTATTTTTATCAGAAGCTTTTTATAAAAACATACCAACCGAAACTTTTTTGGTATTTCAAACAGACACAATGATATGCGAAAAAAATAAAGAACTAATCAATCAATTTTTGAATTATGACTATGTCGGATCTCCTTGGGGTCAATGGGGGGATGTTGGGAATGGCGGTCTTTCTATCCGTAAAAAATCTGTGGCATTAAATTGTATTAGAAACTATAAATGGAATGGAGAAAATGAAGATGTTTTTTTTACATTCAAAATATTTAATAAACCTGATAATAAAACTGCTCGGTTATTTTCAATTGAAACATGTTACAGTGACACTTCCTTTGGTCTACATAAGGCGTGGGAACATTTATCTAAACCAGAAATACAATTAATGATGAAAGAGTTTGAAGGGATGGATCAATTAATGCAGCTGAACGGTATTGATATAAATAATTTTATTTGAGTTTTGAAAAGGCTTTCAAAAATTCTTCTTCTGATTTACAAGTAAAACTTAGATTCACAATAGCAGCAGGCGAATATTTATATTCTTTCACATTTTTCAGAGCCTTTGAAGAAATTTCACTGTCATAATAATGTTTATAAATTTGTGAAATAGTTTTATGACTTGCATTTCCGAGTTCAAGTGGAATATCAATTCTCCCAGGACGGACCAATGCTGGATCCAGTTGATCATAGTGGTTGGAACTAATAATTAATATGCGCCCAGAAGTTTCATTGATCCCATCCCATAAATTCAATATGTCATCCAATGTAATATTGTCTTCTTCTAACGTACTAAACGGTTTTGTACTGACTCCATTAGAAGAGTCATTCACTTCTACAATAGATTGTAAAATATCCCCGAATTTAATATTACCACGACTAGATATATTGAGATCTCCTTTTTTCTGCTTTTTACTGCGATCCAATATAATATCTCCAATACAATCAATGTCTTCAATAACAATGATTTTATTATCAAAATTAATAGATCCAATATCATTATTTCTATTGTATGTGGATTCAAAAAAGAAGTCGTTGAGTTGACGCCGAGTTTTGATGATTTTCATAGATAAATTAATAATATGACGTTTCGTTTTATTTGCAATCGCTTTTATAATTGATGTTTTACCAGTTCCTGGTGGACCGTGCAATGCAATTCCAAGTGTGTAAGGACGACCTTTCTCATAATACCAGTCCTTGTTATTCAAGAAAAAATTCAAACTCTTCAGTAAATATTCTTTTCCATCAAAAAATGTATTATCAAATGTCTTTACACTTTCAAATTTACATTCATTCCAACATTCATATTTACAATCTTCAAACTTTGTCTTGTTCAGTGTATAAATATATTTTATATTTTTCCTACTATTTTTTATTGACTTCAAATACTTCTCTGTAATAGTATTCACATATTGTGTTAGATAACCTAAGCCAAATTTGAAAGAATACAATGTAATTTTTATCTTATCTATCTTGGACTCCGTTTTACCTTCCTTGTTATTATTTTCCAGTTCTTCCATTTCTGTAATAGCATAAATATCCTTATCAATTAAAAATCGCATACTTTGACTAACAATATATAAATCAGACATTTGTTTAATATCATTACAATATTGTTCTTTCACAGCATATATGCTGTTATTTTCTGCAATGTTTTCCATAATATGGCACCATACTGCTTTAAAACGGTCACTAAAAGCCGACGCCACTACCGGTGAGGAGTTATAAACAGAAATTACGTGGCTTTTTCGGCCTTCCAATTCAACTGACGATTTTCTGTAGAATATTGAGACAAGTGTGTCTCTATTGAAGATTTGCGAAAAAGAGAAACCCAAAATAATGTCATAAACATATTTCATAAAATAGCTGAATATCCCAATTAAAAAGGTTGACAAAATAGTGTCTATTATTGGATCACCGGTTTTTATGTAAGCGAATATTTTCATTTTGGTACTATCTACAAATGCATTTAATAAGCTTATATTATTTGTTAGATCAATCATAATCAATGATCTAATAAAAATTTTAAACTATTATTTTATATAATATTGTTGTCTTATAATATATTAAGGTATGGAATTGGAACAAGATCCTGAATCTGAAGTAATTACAATAAGAGTAAAGAAAAGAAAAATTAAAAAAACTCTTAAGAGACCTATTAAGAAGGCTCTTACAAAAAGGTGTGTATCAGGGTGTAACTTGGTAGATAGAGATATTTGTATAAGAAGCACTCGTTGTAAATTTGTGGATGGTATCTCTCGTAAATATTGTAGGTTATCTGGAAAATATAAAATGGTAAAACCTCATTGCAAAGTAGTCAAAAGAACTAGGAAAGCAGAGGCTGCAAAAAAAATCGGACAGTTTCTAAAAATGGCTGTGAGAGAAGGTCCTGAGAAAAAAGCCAATTATTTGAAAGCCATTTGTTCTGATTCAGGAGTATGTATTGCGTTCGGAAATAACCGCAAAAAAATAAACCATTTTTTTGGAGATTTCAATAATTTTTCTTATGTGGATCCTCCAATTAAGCGACTCGGTAAGCCATCCAATAATGGATTCGTAAAGGAAATCAAATATAAGAGAAATGATTATTTGGCTTATGCTGCATTGAAATCCTCTGCTGCTGCTGATTCAGATAATTTAGCGTATGAATATTTAGTTGGACAATTTATTAATAAACAATGCCAATTTTATCCTTGCTTCTTGGAAACATATGGATTTTTTTATTATAAAAATCCTGCTGTTTGGAAAACTATGAGAGATGGAGTTGTTATTAACTCTAATATTTTACCTGCTTCTTTAGAAGTAGGTGACCCAACTGATTATAATAAAATGTGTGCCACTTCCAAATATGGTGCGGTTTTAATACAACATTTGAAAGATGCGAGAACAATAAATGATTTATTTAAACTAACTGGAAACTCACTTGTAATTATGTTATTTTATGAAATACTCTATATTTTATACCAAGTGTATATGCCATTGGCACAATTGAAAAATAATTTCACTCATTATGACTTACACGATGGGAATGTACTTGTTTATGAGCCAATCAAAGGAAAACATATTCATTATCATTATCATATTGGTGGTGGACAAACAGTGAACTTCAAGTCACCTTATATTGCGAAAGTGATTGATTATGGACGCAGCTATTTTAAATACAAGGGGACAACTGCACAATTGAACTCACCTGATATTTATAAGAAATTATGTGATGAACCAGAATGCAATAAAGGTGAACATTGTGGTTATAATAATGGATTTGAATGGATGGCTGGTCCGCTTTCAAATGAAAATTATTTTATTAGTTCTCAATTTCCCAATATGAGCCACGATTTGAGATTATTAAGTTCATTAAAAGGTAGTTTTGATGATATTAAGTCTAAAATTACTTCTTTAAAAGGAAAAGTGCGAACTGGGTTTGATGGATTGCATACACTTTTAGATAAAGTACAATTTGGTAAAGGGATCAAGGGTCAAAATAAAATATATGGAACCAATGTAAATAAGAAGATGGGATACCCTGGAAGTATTAATAATGTGGCCGATGCTGAACGCGCTCTAAGAGAGATCATTCTTGAAAATCAAGATGTTTATGATTTGAATGAATCTAGATACAAACTTGCAGATAAGATTGGAGATATACACGTTTATGTGGATGGTGAACCAATGCGTTTTGAGCCTGTATAAGCGAAGCGACTGCAAACGAAGTGACCGAAAACGAAGCTATATTATTTTACACCTTTTCTCATTTAAAACGCCCATTTTATATGAGAACTCATAAATACTATTTATTTATAAAATTGAATTAAATATGTAATAATATAATTCTTACTATCAAATCAAGTACAATCATAATATAATGACGCACGTATTATCTCTTGGAGCAATTAATAAACTTAATGGTGAATATGTTTATCCTAAAATAGCAAATAAAAAAGATGAATATATTTGCCCAGAATGTAATAAAGATTTAATTTTATGTCAAGGTGAAATAAGAGTTCATCATTTTAGACATAAAGTAGATAATGTTAATCCTTGTCATCATTATAGCAACCCAACTGAAGCACAAATTCACAAAGACGCAAAAATATTATTAAAAAATTTATTGGAAAAAAAAATACCAATTTCATTTAATAGAACTTGTTGTTGCTGTAAAAATAACGAAGAATTTGAAATTCCAGAAATAAGTGAAACATCAACTATACAACTTGAATATAGATTTGAATATAATGGTCTAAAAATTGCTGATGTAGCATATATTGATGATGGTGATATTGTATGTATATTTGAAATATGTAATACACATAAAACTTGTAGTGAAAATAGACCTGAACCTTGGTTTGAAATAAATGCTGAAACACTAATAAAAATAGCAAATGATAATAGTTTAACTTCATTACAAATACCATGTATAAGATGTAAAAAGTGTGAGAATTGTATTGAAATAGAAAATAATAAAAAAATACAAATAAAACAACAAACAATAACAATTTTTACAGAAAAACTTGAAAAATCAACAACGCCAAGTCAAAAAAAGAAACATAAAGGTATTTTAGAATTATTAAATAATAATATAGTAATAAACAATATTAATGACGTTATAGATACATTTAATGATTATAGAATAATTATAATACATCCACTGTTAAATCAAAAAATTACATATCATCTAAAACACAATCATTTATACATAAACGATAAAAGAGAAATAAACATATATTCGTTTAAAGGTAATTATTTAATAAATGATATTATAAAATGGTACAATTCTAAAACTGAATATTTCCCAAAATGTGAAATATGTAATTTTATTTTACAAAAAGTTTGTAAAAAATCGCCACATTTAGATGTAAGAATAGCGAGTAATTTTCAAAAATACAAAATTAATAATTTATTATGTCCTAACAAAAGATGCAAAAATTCTTCTGATTATAAAAAATGTGAATATTGCGAAGGAACATTCAAAATTATAAATAGTAGTTATTTTGGTAGTAAAGTGGGTCAAGAATGCGATATGTGTTAATTGTTATGTTTAGTTTCCATATGTAATTTAAATAATCCTTTTGAGAAATTACCAAAATCACACGCCTCACAATAATATTTAAACTCTTTTTTTCTCTCTTCTTTATTTGAGTGATTATTTAAATAATGAAGTTTCATATTTGTTGAACTTGTAGTGTTATATTTACATAATTTACATTGTGGTTCTAATTTTTTATCCTTACGAGGTTTTCTTTTTCCATTATTTTTATGTTTTTCACATTCCAAATGTTGTTTCCAATGTGCTTGGTATAAACACTTATAATTACACACTTCACAATGGTATTTTATTTCCGTTTCATTAGAAGTTTCCATTTTTATAAATATACAATTTATATTTAAATGTTTTGCGTTAAAAATACTTAAATAAAAGTAGTATAATACTATATAAAATGAAAGTTAAGAAAAAGAAAAAGGTTGATTTCAAAGAGTTTAGGAATAATGAAAAATCTGCCTATAAAACTTTCAAAATTCCGCTAAAAACGATTTTGTTAAATCGTGATGCAACCCAACCAGTTATTGATCATTTGGTTTTTGAAATGAATGATTTGGTTATTCATACCTACCAATTTATTCGGTTGTATGTTTTGCACCAATACACCAATAATAATCCGTTGCCTGAATTAGATGATACATTCATTTTGTATTGTATCAAAACATTAGGAACAAGAGATAATAGAGGAAAGAAAGGAAAAGATACTGAACTTTTGGAAACATTAGAAGCATTTTATAAAACCGAATACCAACCTTTATTAAACCATGTAAAAACCAATTTGAAAAACACTACTTTTTTACTGCCTTATTTAGCAACACAAATACATACTTCTTTATCCAATAATACACAAAAGCATTTTATCCAACATTTTTTACGATTTATAAATAAAACCACAAATGAAATTACAGAAGATAAAGCAACCTTATTTCAATTCAAAAAACAATTAATGGAATTAACTGAAACAAATGAAATGTTTTCAAAGTGGAAAGAAACACATTTACCTAATATTTTACCTACCGAAATCAAAAAGTCAATTCATTATGATGTCAAAGTAAAACCATTTGATTATTTGAAAGGAATGTTGTATATGAACTATGTATTAGAAAAACAAGAAAGCAAATTATTTCAACCCTTACCATTACGAAACAATATCATTCCAAAACATATTATTATTGATACAGCAAGTTTGATAAATATATTTTGTCCTGAAAAAGACAAAGATGGTAATAAAGTGAAAAAGGGTGAATTGTTGAGTAATGTAAAAGACAACCAAAATGAAGTATGGTGCAACTTTTTAGATTTGAAAAATAAAATATTTAAGAATAAACATTATCAGTTTCATAACCAAATCCAAACGGACGGAATTAGTTGTTGTTTGCTCTTCATTAGAAAAGATTTGAAGGATAAAAAATGGGGTTCACGAGTTCCAGTTTTACAAGAACAAGATTTTTATAATATTGAGGATTTATCCAAACAGCAGTTAGATACTTTGAAAGAAAGAAATATTGTAGGTTGTGATCCAGGAAAACGCAGTTTGGTTTATATGATGGATAAAAATGGAAACAAACTACAATACACAGCACCACAAAGAAAACGAGAAAGTAAAGCAAAAACAAACCAAAGGATTTTATTAGAGGAAAGAAAACGAAATGGTGTTATTGAAAAGGAAACCATATTATCATTTCAAAATAGTAAATCAGTTGATTATGAAAAGTTCAAAACATATTTGGTTGAAAAGGATAAATTAAACAAAGAAACAATAGAGTTTTACAAACGAGATACATGGAGAAAAATGAAGTTTCGGCAATATAGTTATGGTAAGAAAAGTATAGATACATTTTTGAATAAAATTAAGGAAACCTTTGGAGAAAATATCCTAATCGGTTATGGAAATTGGAGTAGGTCTACACAAATGAAACATTTTATGCCTACGATGAATAAAAGATTAAGGAAATTAATTCATAAGAAATATGATACAATAACAATAAATGAATGTAATACCAGTAAGAAATGTTGCGATTGTAATAAAGATTTGGAATATTACAAGGATAAAGAAGGTAAGAAAGTGTTTCGTCTGTTAATCTGTTCTAACTGCGTGAGTTGCGAAAACAAAAAAATCGTATTTAGAACAAGAGATGCAAACTCTTCAATAAACATAATGAAACTAACACAAACTTGGATAGAAAAACAAGAACGCCCATTATGTTTCCATATTTCGTCTTTCACATCTTCAAATAAACAAAAGGAAGATGAAAAAGTAAGACCATCGTAGGTGAAATTCCTACTATTGATTTTATATTTTTTCTTATTTTTTGCCTACTAAAATGGGCGTTTTAAATGAGAAAAGGTGTAAATATATACTATCTAAAATAATATTTATTAAGCAGGACAACCGCTTCCTGAGCTGCCATAATTCTTGCAGTCTTCGGATGTGCAGTCTCTGGAATATGCTGGACAGTTATCAGGTTCAATGCTTGTGTCAAAACAGCCTCCTTTACCGCCATTTGCCTTTGTACACCAATAACAAACACTTCCACCACCTCCACCTTCATCAGCTGCTCCACATTGTTTGCAAGTTGTTGCTGCACTACAAGGGGAATATTTTTGAGGCCCACGGTTCATCATTTTTCTTATTGCATCCACCATCATATTTTTTCTAACAATTTCTTTAATAACTTGGCTAGTACCAAAACCAGGACCGCTAATTAAGTTGCCATCTGCATCATATTTATCGTTATCTTCTTCTTCATCTGAATCTGATTCACTATCACACTCACAAGGAGTTTCATCGGTTAATCCTTCTTGAACCTTATAACAATGCCAACATATTAACAAAAGAACCAAAATAGTTATTATACAATAAAAATGTGTGGTCCTAATTTTGTATAAAAAATTTAAACTCATATATATTTTATAAATATATTTTTAATTTTATATTTATAAAATCCATCAAATATTCTAAAACTTAATAGCAATTGGATCCGGCATAATTGGCCTTGGCAGTTACTCCATTTGGGCAGCAACCGTATTGTGTTCCTGCACATCCACCTACAACTTTTGTTGGCTTCTTAACAACCACTGTAGACGTAGTGGTTGTAGTCTGAACTGGATTAGTATTTACAACAACAATGTGACCAGCAATCGTGATAATAAACAATACAAGAAGTATGATGAGAATGATATTACTAGTTTCCATATACATTAGTGCAACAAAATAATGCCTCTAAAAATGCCTATAAAAATGCCCAAATCTCTGAATTTTAATAAAATAATATTATAAGAAGATCATATGATGAGACTTACTCAATATAGCAAAAAATTAATGGCTTTTTTCTTGAAGCACAATTGTTTAAAAGGCAACGAGTGTTTAACAAGACCCACTCAAATCCTTTTAAAAAGGTTTTACAATGAACTTGATCAAGCAAATCAGAATATTGAAAGTATGTTGAAGAGAGAAGGCTATCAACCAACTATCCAAAAAATAACCACTGTCTCAGAAGTTCCTAAACCTAAGTTATTTAATGCAAGTTCTTTCCCTGAAGAAGTGCGAAAACATATTGATAAGACATCGCATTTGTGTTTTTACTATACTTTTTCTCTCTTCGGTCGGGAAATTAAAGTCAAATTTATAGTGGAAGAACCTAATGCAGAGCTTTCTGTTGCAGTTTATAATGATTATGTTAAAAAGCTCCTTGTTTGGTTTGCATTCATTCATCCTTATGCATTTAGACAGTGTTCAAAGTCACTTACAGTCTATGTCTACTTTACTTCTTTGTCAAAAGTTCTTCCAAACAGTAATATTCACGTCTTGGAGGAAAACAATGTGAACACAGCATTCACGTATACTTGCAGAGTTGATTCCGAAATTGTTGTATTTAGAAAAGAAGAATGGTTCAAGGTATTGATGCACGAAACGATGCATAACTTTGCACTGGATTTTTCGGATATGAATTACAAAGATTTGGATCAAAAAATTGTTGGCTTGTTTCCAGTGGCAACTCGTGGCAATTCTTTTGAAGCTTACACGGAATTCTGGGCGGAAATTATGAATGCTGTCTTTTGTAGCTATTATATGCTTCCAAGCTTAGAAAAACACAAGGAAAACGAATTTGTCAAGAACTTTGAATTTTTCATTGCATTTGAAAAAGTATTTGGAATCTTTCAAATGGTGAAAGCATTGGATTTTATGGGATTGAAATATCAGGACTTGTATGATGGTTCACAGAAGGCACAAATGATGCGCAAAACTTTGTACAAGGAAAGAACCAATGTTCTCTCTTACTATGTGATCCGAGTAATATTATTGAGCAACTATCAAGATTTTCTTAAGTGGTGTATAAAAAATAATGGCACGTCTTTGGTTCAGTTCAAAAAAAGTCCTGCTACTATGGTAGCTTTTTTCGGGTTTGTTAAAGATCATTATAAGAAGAAGGCATTGTTGTCAAATGTAACACAAATGGAAAAAGTATTGGACAATTTGAAGAAGAGAAAGGTTGGAAATAATAGTAAATCAAATTCGTTAGCACTTGGTAAAAAAGAATTTGATTTTATTGCAAATAATATGAGAATGAGTATTTGTGAGCTCGGATAGATTAAAAATATTATATAAATTTTATATTGTTTTACCATTTTTCTTGGTTTTTCTTGGTTTTTTTTTATGTCCTGGATAATGACTAGAAAATGGTGTTTGTTTTTTTATAATATAAGTATCATCATCAATTATTACATATTGACCATATCCATCACTACTACTAGTACTTTTTTGAGAATTTTCCCTATTAATGCCTGGTGGTGCGGATTTTGGTCTCCTATAAGATCCCATACAGGAAAAAATACCACCTTTTCCTTTTCTGTTTTTTAAAGTAGATTTTCTAGTTTGACATTTTTTTTTATAACTGCGACTTTTTTTTGCCATTTATGAAATAAACATAGATTTTTATTTATTATTTGGAATGAGCCTTGCAATAATTGGAATCTGCTAAAGGAGCCCTGCAACACTTGCGTCCACTAATAGAGCAGTGAACACAAATATATTTGTATGTGCAATCGTGGAGCTTCTTCTTGTTTTGATGCCATGCTCTTGACGCACCATCAAAGTCAATATCTACTTCAAAGACTGGTCTAAGATCAGCTGCTTCTCTCTTCTCAAAAGCTGTTTCTCTAATATAATCTGAAACCATCTCTTTTATTTCAAGAGATATATTGGGTCTGTTCCTTGCCATACTTCTAGTCTGCATCTTGTTTTGCGTTGATTTATTGGAGTTTGTAAAGTAAGTTGAAGAGAGAAAAAGGATTTCAATTTTTTATAAAATTGTTTTCATTTGATTATTTGCACATTTTATTTTGAAGCTTCTCACATTCTCTCTCCAAAAGAGCCAAAGATGGAACTTGGCTGCCTACTACAGAAAGACATAATCGCTCTAAACAAAAATATTTTCTTATACAAGCATTGATTTGTGCTCTTGTAATGTGTGCATAACATTTATCATATAGTTGTGCATAAGGTACAAAATGTTTTGGATCACCTATTAACAAGAAATAAGCGCCATTGTATCTGGCCTGGTTGTCAATATTTTCCAATTCAAGTGC